TTAAGACGTGTATCAGGGGGGAAATTGCGAGGTTCTTCGTTTGCCGCTTTATCTTTCACCTGCAAAGTCTTAACTTTTTTAGTTGCAGACTCGTCGGGTTCAAGTTCAGTTTTGTAAGCGGTGTAAAGGCGACCGTCCTGATCTTCGACCATGAACCAATCGCCTTCATCCCACTCACTAATAATTCGAACTCGAGCACCGGTTTTTTTATGACGATGCAGGAGCAGTTCTGCGGCAACAGACATAGGACCAAGAAAATACCTGGTCCTAGTTTAACTCAGTTACTCACAATACGGTTGACGAGATAGGACTCGATATCGTTGTAACCAGGAGCTTCATCCGGCTGGATGTAGCAAACTTCAACCACGAAGTAACCAGTACGACCGGCAGCTTTGTCAGCGGCAGAGATATACCAGCCAGGAGCCGTACCAGAGGTGGTAGTAGAAGCGGCGCGAGTAAAGACGCTGTAAGTAGCAGCAGCAGTGTGAGGCTTATAAACGTTACCATCGGTAAGACCAACAGCACCGCTAACCACAGGCACAGGCACAGCAGAAACAGCAGCAGTACCAGCGGCAAAGAAGACTTCGCCTTCTTGACTACCGGAAACGGTGGACGACAGGTTGACCTGGGCCACACCTTCACCAGAAGCTGCGCTGGAAACAAGACCAGTAGCGAACGAGATCACGCGACCAGTGGTGGTATAAACACCGGAAGCAACGCGACCATCACCCCAACCCGAAGCAACCGACATCGCAGTGCGATACACGTAGATGGGATAAGTGGAAGAACCACTGATCACCATACCGGTGATGTCAGTACGGGTGTCGTCTTGACGATAAGGGGAAGGAACAATAACGCTACCAGAAGCAACGGCGCCATCACCAGAGGTGTTGGTAACAGCAACGTAACCGCGCTGCTGGAAGTAACGATAGCCAGGGATAGCAAGAACCGAAGTAGGACCTGCTTCTGAGCCGTCGTTAGTACCGCTGTAATCGGTATCGATATTCTTGTACCAACCGTTAAGAGGCTCTGCCCAGTTGCCGGGGTAGATTTTTTTAGACGAAAGGTAGGACATTTATTTCTCCTTTGTGTATGTTTACGTTATAGATCAGACAGTGCCGTCGTCAGAGACAAAGCTGTAAGCAGTCGTGATGAAGTCTTTGTTCAGCACTTCAAAACCAGCGTACAGTTGCCAAATCAAGATGATGAAGCGGCTGAAGTCATCGTTGTTGTTGATGAGCACCTGAGCGTTCGGACCACCGATACCAACACCAACGGCCTGAGGACCGAAGAAGAAGCCCTGAGCAACGTCTTGGTTGGAGTAAGAAGCGGGAGTAGCAAAGCTAGCCGAGATTTGCTTGTTGGGGAAGTTGGTCGATTCGAAGAACTTCACACCTTCAAACTGAACACCAGTCGGCATCACAGGCTCACCAGCCAGGAAATAACCCTGACCAGCTTGGGGGCCCATGTAGAAGCTGGCGTTGTTAGGCATCATGGGGTTACCCATGTACATGCCTTGACCAGGATTACCGGAGTAACGAGCAATCTCACGGAAGTCGGGGTCACGACGCAGGTGCATCATGAACACGGGATCGCAAATGCAGCGATACAGACCGTCAGCGAAGGTAGGAACGTTGCGCTTACGCAGGTCCTTAACAACATTCAGCAGGTCTGTGCGGACAGAGAACTGCTGCAGGTCAGCAGTGTACTCATTGGCAGTGTAGGTAACTTGACCAGAAGAGTTCTTGGTCTTACCACCAGGGAAGTAGTAACCACCTTGGGTGCTAGAAGCGGCACCATTGGCTTCTGCTTTGGACAGTTCGTCAATGAAGACGCGGTCACGCCAACGACGATAGTCATCCAGCAGGGTGAGGCTACCGATCGACTGGTGGAACATGTTGAGATTACCGGTATCCAGCAGAAGGCGCTGAGCGGTAATCAGGGTTTCGCGAGCAATCTTAAAGGTTGAAGGCTGGGTCGGATCGCCAGGATCAGCAGGACCGGTGTATTCGTTAAGCACCACCAGGACTTTTTCCTTGGTGATGTTACGGCTGTTAGCGGTACCGATCGTTTGATCAGCCACGCGAGCACGGCTGTCCTTGGTCCCAGGGTTACCCCAGAACTTATAGCGATCAAGTTGAACGGTTTGACCGGGTTGGCGAGTAAAGTCGTGGACAACCACGGGCTCTACGGCCATCTCACAGATATAGGCAGGGTGAGGGCGATACAGCTCAGCACCCAGAATCTTAGGGAAGTCGTTCTCCTGGTCTCTAGTTTCTTAGAGGGGTGGACTATCTCTTCATCCCTGTGGGATGCCGGACGCTAAATCTGGTATTACGTAACAAGAGCGTGTTACCCCCAGTAGTCTCTGCGCCTTCCAATCACGCTTGATTGGCTTGGCTCAGGATTACCCTCGTCTTTACGTTAGGGCTTCCCTGAATTCATCCGGTTTGCACTCACCAATTGCTCGATGAGGTGACAACGTTGAGCGTTCAGTTGAGGTATAGTAAGCCTGGAAACCTGTTCATAAACAACATGGAACCAAAACTTGTACCTGGATTTGGTAATCTTTACTTAACTAAAGATGGAGAGGCTTTTGAAAAACGTCTTGATCTTGATAATCAAGAATATTTTAAAAGGGTTCCCATCAGTTCAACCAGTTCTTATGATCGTATTTCAGTTCTTGTTAATGGAAAAAGAAAACGTTTTCATCTTCATGTTTTGATGGCAGTGGCTTTTTTAGGATTAGATCTTCGTTCTCATGGAACAAATAACTTTTCCCTTCAAGTAGACCACATTGACAACAACAAAAGAAACAATAAGATTGAAAATCTTGAAGTTGTTACCAAACAAGAAAATTTAACAAGAGCCTGGAAAACGGGTTGTTACAAGAACAATGGTTTTGCCAGTAAAGGAAAGCCGAAGAATTCTTTGAGAAAGTTTTCTTCAGACGATGTGGCCAGAATTAAAACTTTAAAAGAAGCGGGACTTTCTTATAGAAAGATTGCTGAAAAGTTTAACTGTGGCCATGTAGCTATTTACCAAATCATTAAAGGTAATACCTACCAGGATCTGAACTAGCTATCAAGAAACACGTTTATTTATCCTCCAAAGGTAGGACTTTTTATCAGGTGAAAGATTCGGTCTTTGACCTCATCTAAAAAAAGTATAGCAGTTGATAATTTATCAACCAGCAATTACTTGAGGATTGTAATTAACATTGCTTGAACCGTAAGATTCAGGATTAACCACAACACCTGGTTGATAGCCGGGGACACCAACCATATTGGCAACATTAGAAACGCCGCCACCCAACAATCCTCCAATTCCGGCACCAGCCGGAATCATTGCAAGGTTAATTCCAGTTCCTAAATTAAGTCCTTTGTTTACTCCCGCCATGGCTTCTTGTCTAAGTCCTTTAGCGTTAGGAGTTGAACGAGGAATTCCTTTTACAACTTGTTTTTGAAAATCTCGTCGCATTCCAGGAATTTGCCCTAAAGCGTAACCGGCTGGGAGAATGTTGACTCCGGCCATCAAGGCTTCAGTTGCAATACGAGCAGGGCCTTCACCTTGCTCTGCATCCGTTAAGTTACCAATAATAGAGCCACCGGCACCGGCTAAACCGGCGGCGGCAGCTCCAAGAATGGGGGCATACTTACCAGCTAATCCCCTCATTACTTCACTCCATCACAAACAGTTTGTTTGCCAGGACTTGAGGCTGAGCTTGGTTAATGACGCGCCAAGCATTCTGGGGGTCACGAGCCATCATCTCGTTGAAAGAGCCCCAGAAGTTTTCAGGTTGCTGAGGAGCGGCTGCAGCAGGAGGAGCAGGGAACTGACCACCATACTGAGGATCAACAGGAGCAGTGCGATAACCAGGAGTTTCGAGTTGCTGCTCACTTTCGTACACAGGGTACGGACCTTCAGGACCAAAGAACTTCAGCGTGTAATCACTGAGAACATCGGGGTTGGTCAGGATTTCGTTATAAGCCAGGTTCTCCTGGTGCTCATTAACGGAAAACTCAGCGTAACCCTTGATGGTATCAGCGGCGCGGTTTCCCCACGCGACGGCGCTGTCCAGCATCCCTTCCAGATTCAGGGCGTAGTTGTTCAGAATTGCCGGTGCTTCGATTCCGAACGCGTCCATCACCTGACGGCTTTCCTGGCTCATTCCCACCAGGTCGGCCACCTGTTCCAAAGAGGGACTCGAGGAGGTTTGGGAAGAGCTGGGCGAGTATGCCTGGTTGGGCGACCAGGTCTGCGGAGCCGATTGTTGCGTAGCTTGGCTGACTTGACCGAAGTTCGCCGGTGCGTACTGCGGAGTCGGTGCTGAGGGTTGACCCTGGAACGGGGATTGGACTGGTGCGCTCAGCAGGTTCACCACCTTGTTGAACGCCGATTCCCAAGGATTGCCCGCTGCTTCCGGTTGGGATTGGGGGGCGTACTGAGTAGGGGCTGATTGGTAACTGGGGGCTGCCTGAGGTACCGCTTGGGGGTAGCTGGTACCCACCTGGTACGCCTGTGGTGCCACCTGGTAATTGACCGGTTGGCTGGACGGAGCCGGTGCCACGTAGCTGCTGGGAGCGACTGCCGCCGGTACTTGGCTCGTCTGTGGGATCGACTGGACGGTAGCGTCCTGCATAACTCATCTCCTTTTGTAATGCTTCAAGAGTTCGATACAGATATGGGGTTAAATCCAATCGTGGATCTGCAGCCATCGGTAAATCCGGTGATTGCGGATGAGGAGTCTGCATCATGCCCCCCACCAGGCGTGCGAACGAAGAATATGCATTCTGCAGTTCACCCACCATCCTGAACGGGAACCCAGATAACATCTCGGCCCGTTCCTCATCCGTTTTTGACGGAAAGAGGTATTTCAGTGCTTCAATGCTATCAACACCTAATTCTTGCAAGTTTCTAACAACAATCGAGTTGTTAAGAATATCTTGCGTTGAATCTTCGTACACTGGTCCGAGCCAGCGCCACTGAATAGTTAAATCCCCATCAGGGATCAAACCAAGAACACCAGGTGGAATTTGTTGTGTACGCACACAAGCCATCATCAATTGCTTGATGCGATCCTCAAAACCAACCAGAGCTTCTTTATACATCTGAACAATGCTTTCATCTGCATCGTCATCTGGTTCCACAGGTTTTTCTAAACCTGCGGCGGCGGCAAGTGTCTCACGGAACAAACGTTCTTCTTGGAAAATAATTAGTTCCAGACAGCGGCAGATGCCGTAAGTATAAATAGAATTTGCTTTTTTCTTAGATGTAGCAGCAACACGACCAAACAGTGACTTGTACTCAGTTGCAGTCACACCAGCGGAAATTGACAGCTCGTCAACGCCACCAAGTGCTGTACGAATCTCCTCTCGATACTGACGAGCAAACGCGTTTTGATCTCCTGTGATCGCATCTGGAACAATGTAACCAACTCGATCATTCGGCTCAAGGTTGGCAATAATTCTTGGAACACGAATCTGACCATCCATTCCACGGCTGATCGGATCAGCCTTAAACATGGAACGACTAAGAGATGATGGGCTAGCAAACCCTGAGTTGGCAGCGATTGATGGACGCTGTACCACGCCTTCTCCACCTGACTCGATTAGGTCAGTCTTGGGACGAGACGAAAGAAGAGTTGGGTTGCCAAAGAACTGAACATTCTTTCGCATTGTACGAATTATCTCGTCATGCGTAACAATGTGATTGGCAAGTGCATCAAATTCACCAACACCTTCAGTAGAAAATCCTTTGGGGTTGTTAAAGATTTCTACACAAGGAATAAATCCAAGAGTGTTGCGATAAGTTTTTGTTTTGCCTGGTACCACAGAGACAGGCTGGTCAAAAGAGAGTTCACCATCTGAATGAGTCTCTTCAATGGTTTTACGTTTAATTGATAATTTTATGTATTTCTTTTGGCCTGGGGTACCAAGGCCATCCATCCCTGTGATTGAAGTTTGTTGAATATCTTGATTAACGCCAAAACCGTTTTTAACTTTATAACTGTAGATAATGACAACTTCATCGAGTTCACCGTCTACGTTGTAGTAGGTACGATATTCGTGTTTCCTAAAAAAGTAAAGACGGTAATTATTTGTAGTAGGGCGAATATAAAATAAACCCTGACCATCACACAAAAAGTAATCCCAAATTGAATCAAATCTTGTATCAATTTGGTTGTATTTGACTACGCGATCAATAAAATCTTTACGTTGATTACCAAAGTTGTCCTGAGCAGGAAAAAATTCTACCCCTTGGCGAATACCAAAGAGTTTCATTTGTGCCAAGTGTGCTGCTACGACGCCGGTATCAACGCCAATTCCACCATCTTTTTCAAGATAGGAATCAACAATTTCCTTGAGTCTGGATTTAGCGTCTGCAGCCATTAACTATTTTCAACCCGCTGGAATTAGTTTAACAGTTTTAAAAATCAAGAGACGTATTTAGTATCAAAATTTGCAGGGGCTTGTCCAAGTTGGGGACCCATGTAAAACTGGGCGTTAGCAAGTCCAGCCATGTTACCCATGGGGGCACCTTGCATATTACTTTGAAAAGCAAGGGGAAGTCGAGGGCCGCCGGGCATGATTCCCCGGCGTTTTAATTCGTCGTTTAACTGTTGATTTTGCTGTGTCCCACCTTCATAAAGTCTTTTTAATTGTTCACCACTTCGTCCCCCTAAAGCACCAGGAGTACGATTGATATCAAAACTGGGGCTACCAGCCATTAAATTACCTGGTACTCCTAAATTTCCACCAACAGGAATACCGCCCTGAATACGCATTTATCTAATTATTCAATAGTTCTATCTTACTCTTCTATAACCTCGTAACCAGACTCATCGTTGAGTTTGGAAAGAACAATACCTTCGCCCTTTAGGTTCCATGAAAGAATATCTCCTTCTTGCCAACCGAGTTCTTCGATGATTTCTTCGGGAAACTCGATAAAAAGTTCTCCGTCTTGATCCTCTTGGACTTCGATAATGTAGCTGGTCATTTGAGAAGGCGATCCATCATTCTGTCTAGCTTACTATTAATTTCTTTAAAGGTGTCATGCATGTGCTGTATTTCGCGAAGAAAGTCAACTTTCAGTACGTACTCCAGTGGCATACGATTGAAACTATCGTCTAGATGCTCAACTTTTTTTTCTTGAATTGTCACGCGATCAGAAAGCTGTTTGATTCTTTCATGCGATCTAGATAGCAACTTATTTGCGGCCCAGGTACCACCTGAGATTCCAGCTACACAAGTTGTAACGAGGATCGCCAGGTACTCGGGTCCCATGGCAAAAGTATTTTCTTCTATTCTAAGATCTAATAATCAACTTGAAGAGTACCTTTACGCGTTAATCCATTGATAAGCCAAACAAGCGCATCAACACAATCGTCGTGACTACTAACGCCAAAATTAGTAAGCTCTTCAAACATAGCTGTAAAGTTACGGTAACGATTAAAAATAATCTTGCGATCTTCAAAAAGACCCATACAACCACGGAAACGAGCAAGTTTATCTGCCCTAAAGCCTTTAACAGCATGCCAGTTGATGTTGTAAAGATTCTCGTTTCTCAAACAGATACGTTTAAAGTCAGCCTCAAGAGATGCCTGGTACGCCACAGCTTCTGAGTACACATCACAAGTGTTGTACGTGGGGAAGTAATTGCCATTCTCGTCGCGTCCAAGAATAGACCAATCATTAAGCAATTCTTTAAGCGCATCTAGTTTTTCTAGGTTGCCCATCACACGCATGCGGCGATAATCAATAATATGAATCTGATCACCTAGTTTTCCGCCAAGAACAAAAACAGTGTAATCATTTTTTTCTTTTGTACCAGCGGAGAGGTCAACCCCAACAGCCAGTGAATCAAACTCAGTAGCAATCTCTGCTTTAACCAATAGTTCAGGAGCCAACGATAGTTCGTTCTGCCTGACGATTTGATTCATGTACTGGAAAGAAAAAGCAATTGGTGCTTGCCGTTTTTTCTCCTTTAAGTAATCCAATGACCACATCTCTGGCCAATAAGATTCTTCTTCTCCACTTATTTCATTGTTTTGAATTGCAGAAAGAACAATCTGCATCCAGTTGTTTTGTTCATTGAAAGTAGTTGCATGAATATCATCATGCCTGAATCTGGTACCAAGGCAGATGGCGCGTCCACCTTCAAACATCGTTGGTGCGATCACAGCATTCCAGTTATCCTGCATCATCTTTCGGATGTCAGGGTTGGCAATATCTGATGAGCTTTTAATAGCGTCATCAATGATTACTAATTGACTGCGCTTGGAAGTCACTGAACCTTTTAGGCCAGCAGCACAGAGTGTGAACTGTTCTTCACCAGCAATATCAATACCAGCAAAACGATGGTCAATAGACCAGTACTCATTACTTGTAACGTTCTTAAGAAGTTTTACTGTTGGAAAAACATCTTGATATCTTTTGCTTTCAATAAGTCGTTTAATTGTTGCTGACTTAGAACGAGCAATATCAACTGTATAAGAAAGATAAAGAATCTGTAAAGGGCGTTTGGCTGCAGTGTGCACGCCAATAGCCCATGCTGCAAACAAACCTGCAACCGTACTCTTGGCCGATCCCCGTGGAGCTAACAGATCAATATTTGGACCAGCAATTTTCAGCAGGCAAGAGCTGTCTTGGTTGGTAACTAATTGCCGGTGCCAATCTTGATGATGTTTAGCAGGTGGTTTATCTGCTACGTAATCACAAAAATAACCAAAGTCTTCTCGTGCCAGTTCCAGGAGATCTTCATTATCTTTCTTGCGAACCCGGTGATTTTTTGCAGCAGCCTGGGCGTTACGTCGATAAGCTTGATGAAGATATGCGGGCACAGAAAAGACCAGTAATTAACTTGATACTAGTCTATTTTTCTTTTTTATCGCGTTTTTGTTCTTGATATTTACGAGCTTTATCCAGGGCAGCTTTACGCTTCTCCTTATCATTCATCTCAGTACCGTCTTCTTTCTTTGCTTCTTTCTTCTTGAAGTGCTCAAGAAGTTCTGGTGGCATCTTACTCATTGATTTTGTGCTGCGTTATCACGGATACGGTTGACAAGCTCTTGATACTCACGTGTACCTTTCTCTGGTAAACGAGTGGTCCTCCCTGGTCCAAAAGTAATACCAGTCCGCAACTGTGACTCAGGAAGAGGATGTTGATAGTTTGGTAATTGCTGCATTACTACTATTCACTTAATTGCATTTTAGCCCATACTGACATTGATGCTTCTTGCAGGGGTCCTTCAATCGGATCATCTTTAAAAATCATTAACAACTCACGAATGGCTTGGTCAGCACCAGCCATCAACAAACCTTTGCGATCTTTATTAGCTGTGTAGTTCTCTACCTGTGCAATAGTGCCGCGTAATTCTTTTTGCATGCCAGCAATACGCGCAACACCAGAATCACGTTTCACAGCAAAATTTTCAATGTCTTCTCTAAGTTTACGAATATCTTCTTGCATCTCCATGATCTCAGAAAGAAGAACGCTTCTGTGATCTGGTTTTGAATAATGTTTAGCAATCCAAAGGTCACAACTGGTAATTGAACCGTTGTAACCAAGGAATCGAGAATAAAGATAAATTTCAATTACTGAATTATTACTTTCAGCAAACGCAACAAAACTTTCTCTGGTCGGAGAATCTAAATTATCTAACCAGTGGTCAAAAACTTTAATATCGATATGCTCGTTGAGACTGGCCGTAGTCTCGAGCTTCGTCTTCTTGTTTAAATCGCTGGGACTGTTCAGCAGAACCTCTTTGTTCTTCTGCACCCTTACCGATAGTTTCTCGCTCTTGTTCACCAGCAGTCTCCATTTTCTTTTTGGAAAATTCGTAGGCGACACCAGCCGCCTGACGATATTTGTCTAGATCAAACCAGTCATCAACATCGGTTTGTCCAGCGGGAACACTGCTAGTCATAATAGCGAATTATACAGTTTACTGTTGGGAAGAATCAGGAAGTTTTTTATCCAGCCGTTGTTGATCACGTTTAGATGCTTCTAAACGCTCAAGAAGATTTCGATAGCTGTCAAGATTAAACTCTTGAGCGGGAGTTTGATCTTCTTGAATTGGTGTTTGCATCAGAAGTTAGACATCATACTGGCAAGACCACCGGCATAAATATCGCGGCGACCTTCAAGAGATTTTTGACGCTGTTGACGACCTTTTGAAGCTTCAAGACGAGCAAGCAGCTCTTCAAACTTATTAATATCAAAGTAGTCGTCTCCGGTACCTTGGCCGGTAGGAACAGAGCTAGTCATCTAGATTAAGTATTGACTCTTGATTAATTATAACAATATGAATTTAAGACCAGAACCCTGAAACAAGATTTGAATAAACGCTGCCTTCTGCAGAAATCTTTGCAACAGCTTTAGTGCCTTCATTTTTAAGTTTCTGGGTCTCCTTGTCAATTTCTCCTTGAAGATTGGTAAGACCTGCACTGTAAAGATACTGTCTGGTATCACGAATGTTTTGCTGTTGTGCTTCCAGCTCTGCCGGAGTGCCCTCAAATTCTTTACCAAAGTCGGGAGTAACAATTTTGGCGCGGGCTTGAAGATCTCCACCGTATTGAGGAAGGAGTGATGAATCAAATTTAAAAGTACGTTTACCAGATTTTTTACCTTCTGCGGTAAGCGTCTGTTTTCCGAATTGAGTATCGTAATAATTACTTAAGTAATCTTGATTAAATTTATCTTGATACTCAGAACTTTTGGTAAGAGAAGACTTAAAATCTTCCATCGTACCGTAGTAACCCTGTCCAAATCGTTCTTGAGCTTTGGTTAGTTCTTCAGAAGTTGCTTGACGACCTAACAACTCTTCGTAAGAGGCTTTAATTCCTGCTTCTCGCTTACCAGGAAGAGCTGCTGTGTACTGTTGAGTCAGCTCTTGAATATCAGCTTCGGGTGGTGCCAGGTCATATCGTGCTGCATAATCACGCAACTGCTGTTGTGCGCTTTCGTAACCAATTAAACCCTGAGCAAGCTGTTGTTGAGTAGTTTGTTTGAGTCCGCCATAAGAAGCAGCACCAGACGCTTTACGTGCAGCAGCTTCTGCTTTCCGTTCTTGTTCAGCTTTGTTAGCTTTTTCTTCTGCAATAAGCTCGCGTTCTTTTTGATACGCAAGATAATTTTTAAACGTATCATCTTGCGGTGGCGGCGTATAACTAGGACCTCCTCCTCCCATTTTTATTTACCTCCTGTAAATCCAAAAATACCGTACTTACCAGCTAAGCCAGCAAATGGTGCTGTCGGACCAAACGCAGCCGTTCCTGGTAGCATATTTTTAAATGCTTCTTCTTCCATTCTACCCCTACGTTCTTGAGCAGCTAACTGACGACTTCTAGGATCCATTGCAAAGGCACGATCTGATTCATATTGTAATTTACGAGCTGCTTGCATTTTTTCAACTTCTGGACCAAGTTGAAATTTACGTGCTTCAAATTGACGGGCTAAATCAAGTTCGGGGCCCCAAGATAAAGAAGCAA